CAACGGATCTCTTCATGGATTAACTAAGTTTAGCATGGAGGACGCTCCTGCTAATACGTTTTTTTTAGAATATATATCAAGGCCACCAACGGCTGAGATATTTTTTGAGGACGTGCTAATGGCTTGCGTGTTTTATGGTATGCCAATATTAGCTGAGAACAATAAACCTAGGTTATTGTATTATATGCGTAGAAGAGGTTATAGAGGTTTTAGTATGAATAGACCTGACAAGGTTTGGAATAAACTATCTGTAGCAGAGAAAGAGATTGGTGGTATACCAAACTCTAGTGAAGATATAAAGCAAGCTCATGCGGCTGCTATTGAAATGTATATAAACTCTCACGTTGGTCATTTAGGTGACGGTAAGTATGGAACAACATATTTTAACGAAACATTAAATGATTGGGCTAAGTTTGACATAAACAAACGAACTAAACACGATGCCTCTATAAGTTCTGGTTTAGCTATAATGGGTTGTAACAGGCACCTGTACAAACCCGTTGGCATTAGAACTAAACAAAAAGTAAACATAAGTATTGCTAAGTATAACAACGAAGGTAATTTTAGTGAAATAATAAAAAGAAAATAAATGTATAGAACAGGTACAAACTCTTTTCCAAGCCAAACGGTTAGTGACGAAGAAAAAGCTAGTTATGAATACGGTTTAAAAGTTGCTAAAGCTATAGAATCTGAATGGTTTGATGCTGACACTGGATATTACGGTAGACACCACTCAACATATAATAACTTTCATAATTTAAGATTATACGCTAGAGGAGAACAGTCTGTTCAAAAGTATAAAGATGAATTATCTATAAATGGTGATTTAAGTTACTTAAACCTAGACTGGAAGCCTGTACCTATCATACCTAAGTTTGTAGATTTAGTTGTAAATGGAATGGCTAACAGAGTTTACGATATAAAAGCTTATTCTCAAGATCCTTACGGCGTTGAAAAAAGAACTGAGTATATGGAAAGTATACTTAGAGATATGAAAACTAAAGAGTTTAACGCTATGGCTAAAAATATGTTTAACATGGACTTAGCTAAAACTCCACCAGAAAAATTACCAGAAACAGAAGAAGAACTACAGTTACACATGCAGCTAAGCTACAAACAAGCTGTGGAAATAGCTGAAGAGCAAGCAATAGAAACTTTATTAGAAGGAAATAGATATGAACTTACTAAAAAAAGATTTTATTACGATTTAGCTGTTTTAGGTATAGCCGCTACGAAAACTTCTTTTAACACGGCTGAAGGCGTTAAGGTCGAGTACGTAGATCCAGCTAATCTAGTTTACTCGCATACTGACTCACCTTACTTTGAAGATATATACTATGTTGGTGAAGTTAAAGAAATACCTATTAACGAGTTAGCTAAACAGTTTCCTAATTTATCTCAAGAATCTTTAGAAACAATACAAAAACAAGGCGGATCAATAAGTAATAGATCAACCGGTAATAGACATAGAAGTAACGACGAAAACGATCACAACAAAGTTGCTTTAGTCTATTTTAACTACAAAACATATACCAACGAAGTATATAAAATAAAAGACACTGGATCAGGTGGGCAAAGAGCAATAGAAAAAACAGATGCTTTTAATCCGCCTAGTAATATGGCTGGAGGATTTGAAAGATTACAAAGATCTGTAGAGTGTCTTTACGAGGGCGTATTAGTTTTAGGTACAGATATAATACTGCAATGGGAAAAGGCTAACAATATGGTTAGACCTAAGAGTGATTTTACTAAAGTAAAAATGAACTATGCTATCGTGGCGCCAAGAATGTATAATGGCAAAATAGAGTCGCTTGTTGGTCGTATTACTGGTTTTGCAGACATGATACAACTTACACACTTAAAACTACAACAAGTAATGTCACGCATGATACCTGATGGTATTTATCTTGATGCTGATGGTTTAGCTGAAATAGATTTAGGTAACGGTACAAACTACAATCCGCAAGAAGCTTTAAATATGTTTTTCCAAACAGGTTCTGTTATTGGTAGATCAATGAACGAGCTTGGCGAGGGTAATGCCGGTAAAATACCAATACAAGAAATATCGTCTGGTAGTGGTGGAAATAAAATGCAAAGTTTAATTGCCACGTACAACTATTATTTACAGATGATACGTGATGTGACCGGATTAAATGAAGCTAGAAGTGATGCTCCAGACGCTAGATCTTTAGTTGGTGTACAAAAAATGGCGGCTGCTAATTCAAACACAGCTACTAGACACATACTTGATGCTGGGTTATTTTTAACTGCAGAAACAGCTGAAGCGTTATCACTTAGAATATCTGATATAATAGAATACTCTCCAACTCGAAACGCCTTTATACAAGCTATAGGCGCTCACAATGTTGCTACACTAGAAGAAATGAGTAACTTGCATTTATACGATTTTGGTATATTTATAGATCTTATGCCAGATGATGAAGAAAAGCAAATGCTAGAAAACAATATACAGGTAGCAATAGGTCAGGGTAGTATAGAGCTTGAAGACGCTATTGATGTTAGAGAAATAAAAAATATTAAACTAGCAAATCAAGTATTAAAAATACGTAGAAAGAAAAAACAAGACAGAGATCAAGCCACGCAGCAAGCTAATATAAAGGCTCAAGCTGACGCTAACGCTCAAGCTCAACAAGCTGCCGCTCAGGCGGAAGTGCAAAAGCAACAGGCATTAACAGAGGCTCAAATAAAACTAGCAGAAGCAAAATCAGGATTTAAAGCTCAAGAGTTAGACAAAGAAGCTGAGGTTAAAAAGAAGCTGATGGAGTATGAGTTCCAGTTAAACATGCAAATGAGAAATATGGACCAAGCTCAGTCTGATAGAAAAGAAATGTTTAGAGAAGATAGAAAAGACCAAAGAACTAAAATGCAAGCTACTCAACAAAGTGAGCTTATAGACCAAAGAGCAAACAATAAATCACCTAAAAACTTTGAGTCGTCAGGTAATGATATAATTGACGGTGGAATTAATTTAGGTGGTTTTGACCCTAGATAACTATTAACTTATATTTTATATTATGGAAGAAAACGAAAACGTAGTTGAAGAAACTACACCACAAGAAGAGGTGACTAAAGTTGAGGCCCCTACTTCTGAAGATGTTCAAGACAGCAACATAGTGAAAGTCAATTTAGATCAACCGCCTGTTGTTGAAACTGAAGAACCTACAGAGGAATTAAAAGAGGTTGAACAAGTAGAGCAAGAGCCTACGGTAGAAGAAGCTCCCGCGTTACAAGAGATAACAAGTGAAGTTGAAGAAACTGTAGAGCAAGTTGCAGAAGAGGTAGAAGCTGCTATTGAAGAGTCAAACGACACTGGGCAAGTTTTACCGGAAAACATACAAAAAGTTGTAGACTTTGTTAACAATACTGGCGGATCGCTAGAGGATTATGTTAACTTAAATAAAGACTACAGTGAAATGGATAACTTGACTGCGTTACAAGAATATTATAAGATGACAAAACCTCATCTTGACGCAAGCGAAAGAGACTTTCTTATGGACGAAACATTTTCAATTGATGAAGATATTGACGACGAGAAAGAAATAAGAAGAAAGAAAATAGCCTTAAAAGAGCAAGTTGCCGAGGCTAAAGCCTACTTAGACGGGCAAAAGTCTAAATATTATGAGGAGATCAAAGGCGGATCTAAGCTTCCTGACGAAGCAAAGAAAGCAATGGACTTCTTTAATCGATACAACAAGGAATCGGAACAGAATGCAAAGATAGCAGAACAACAAAAATCTACTTTCTTAAAAAAGACTAACACAGTCTTTAACGACAAGTTCAAAGGTTTTGAATATAACGTCGGAGATAAAAAGTATAGATTTAATGTTAAAAATGCTGAAGAGGTTAAAACGACTCAAAGCGACATTAACAACTTTGTCAAAAAGTTTTTGAACGAAAGTAACGAAATGTCAGACGCTGAAGGTTATCACAAGTCTCTTTACACGGCTATGAACGCCGATGCTATTGCTAAGCACTTTTACGAACAAGGCCAAGCCGACGCGCTCAGAGAGAGTGTTGCGAAAAGCAAGAACGTCAATATGGAGCCGAGACAATCTCACGGTGAAATTGAAGCTGGTGGTATAAAAGTAAGAGCGCTAGGTGAAACTTCTTCTGATTTTAAATTTAAGATTAAAAGCAAAAGAAAATAATTTATTAACCCATTTAAACTCAATTAAAAATGGCAATTACAAATGGACCTAATTTGAATAGCGTACCGTCTGCAGGGCAGCAAACGCTATCAACAAACTACTTAGACCTTAATGGTTCGGGTGGTTGGGCACAACAATATCTTCCAGACCTTATGGAGAAGGAAGCTGAAGTTTTTGGCCCAAGAACAATCTCAGGATTTTTAGCGCAGGTTGGTGCTGAAGAAGCTATGACAGCTGATCAAGTTATTTGGTCAGAGCAAGGCAGATTACACTTATCATACAAAGCTAACATTGACGCAGACAATACTGTTACTATTCAGTGTGACATCGATGAAAACGGTTTCAATGCGAATGGTATTACGCAAAAACACGGTATTAGAAAAAATGATACTCTTATAGTGGCAAACTCTACTGGTGTATATAAGTGTATCGTAGTAAGTTTAGCTGATGGCGCTGGTGTCGCTGGTAATCAAGCTGACATTACTGTTGCTTGTTATGACAACGCTACTGTACCTACTGCTGGAGCTACTGCTGATAAAGGAACGACTGTACTAGTTTACGGTTCTGAATACGCTAAAGGTGACAACTACGACGGTGCTGAATCAAGAGGTGCTAACGAACCTAACTTTAAAACTTTCTCTAACAAACCAATTATCTTAAAAGATTACTACGAAGTATCAGGATCTGATGCATCTCGTATTGGTTGGGTAGAAATTGCTTCTGAAGCTGGTCAATCAGGTTACTTATGGTACTTAAAAGCTGAGTCT